CAAGAGTATTCCATTATGATTTTCAACCTAGAGTATCATATGATACCACAGACATGAGAGAAGATCAGATTGCGGAAGATAATGATTACTATACTCATTGTATGCCACTTGCTTTTGTAATTAAAGCAGGAGCAGAGTTGACATTCGGCGGCGAGAAATTACAACAAGGCGATGTTATCAGATTGTATGACAGAAAGACGAGAACATTGGTTAATCCAAGGCATAAAGCGTATTATGACAATAGTGCATCTGATTCTAATGCGGAAAGGATTGGGGTAGCACCAAGTCAATTCGTACACTTAATTCATGAAAACTTTAGAGATAGAGTTTTTCCTATTGACCCATTGAAAAATCCTGACTTGGCAGACTTCCATACATTTAGCCTTCCTGAACCTGAAATTTTCGGATTATTTAAAAACCCTGAAATACTTTTAAATGACTTGGCTGATTTGGATTAAAATTTTGTACCTAGTATTATTAGGTGGATACCTTATTGCATGTATAGTTGCAATAGACGTAAACAATAACCTTAAAAGAAATGGTTATACAGGAATACCTTTAAAAGAGTGCTTCTTCCCAAGTAAACATTTATCATTTGCCATTGGTTATATAGTTTCTTTAATACCATGGTGGGTGATGGACCAGTATGCCATGCGTTTTTACGATCCACAATGCAGAATATGTATATTACAAAGGGAATGCAGAGTAAATGGCATAAAAGGATGCGGATGTGATCCATATAAGAAAGCATGTAGTCCGTTCGAGAAATGTAGTTTTAACAACTATGGTCCTATCATATTTAACAAAGTAAAAGCAATCATTCATTTATCAAAAATAAAATACAAAATACAAGTAAAGTATGGCACAGACGATTAATCCATTTTTAGAAAAAACAATAATAAACCTTGAATGTAATCGAGGTGAAACAATTCCATTTATAGCTAAATTCAAACCAGGTGTAGATGTTAACAAGATTGAGACAGTAAGGGCAACAGGATGTCAATGCACAAGTGGATTTTTAACTTACAATGATAAGCAAACTGGTAAATATCATGACTATCATACTCAAAAAGATTTTGAGAAGGAAGGAAATCCTGTTTTTATGATAGCAGAAAGATATGTTACTATATACTATAAACATCCTGATGTTAAGTCAGAAGATGTAGATATAGTAAATGATAGAGGTGTATTGATAGTAGATCCACGTTTAGAGTGGGAGACTATAACATTAAAAATAAAAGTAAACAACAAGTAATGGATTTTAAAGAATTAAAACAAAACTTACAAGACCAAGTATCATTTATTGATTCATTAGAAAGTTCTAAGAACTTCAAGATTGTAAAATTTGGCGCTGCATGGTGTTCTCCTTGCGTACAGTTAAAACCATACTATACTAAGTCAAAGGAAGAAAATCCTGATATTGAATTCCACGACTTAGATCTTGGTGATCAACAAAACCAAAAGAATGTATTGCTTGCAAGTTATTTCCAGGTAAAAGGTATTCCGTTTGTAGTATTGCTCTCACCCGAAAACGAGATATTGAAGAAAGCAAGTGACACCTTCCATTTCATGGATGAATTTAAAGATTTAATTCAAACAATAGAAAGCGAGTAAGTATGAGTGGTTGGTCAGAAGAAGATCTAAGAAGAATAAAGACGCCTGGAGTAGTTATCCATGGACTTGATGATGTCGTCAGCAAAGAAGACCAACCAAAGAAAAGTAAGTATGGTAACAAGAAGGTTACTTTATCGTCAGGATTGAAATTTGATTCAGAAAAGGAATGGAATAGGTACACCATATTAAAGATGTTGGAAAATGCCGGAGAAATAACGGCACTACAGATGCAGGTAAAGTTTAAACTTACTGCTTCTAAATATTACGCTGATTTTACATACTTCGATTATAAAAAGAAACAGTTTATAGTAGAAGATGTAAAATCGGCAGCAACAAGAAAGTTAACCCCATTCAGGATGAAGAAGCGAATGATGAAAGAGTTATATAATATCGATATCCTAGAGACATAATGGAGTTTGACGAAATACCATATAAGATTAAAGGTGATTACACTGGAGACTTCTTTGAGTTCAATAAAGACTTAAAGAAGTTTCCTATTATAAAGCATCTCCTTGAAGAAAAGCCGCAGGAAGAAGCGAGTAAGATACTGTGGTCTATATATTTTCTGATCGATCCAAGATCATTTTTCTACGATAAGATGTCGTACAATTCTAGGGTTTTATTTATTCGAAAAAACTATTATAAAGAGTTCAGCGACGAAAGAGACATAAAACCGCTCATAGAATTTTACGAAGACGAGATTATCAAGAATGAAGAAATAATTATGTTCCTTCAGATGAAAAAGCAATTACAAAAAGGTATCGAAAGTCCTACTAGTAAAACATTTACGATACAGAAAGCAATTGAATCCAAGGACGCATTAATAAATGATAGTAAAAGATGTTTCTCATTACTAAATGATTTCGAAGGGAATAAAAACTACTATCCAAGGACAATAGAAGGAGACTTTGAGATAGATGACTTTTTTGAATCCAATAAAGAAGTCTGCTTATATCCTGAAATATCAAAATTAATAGAAAAAGAAGGTAAAAAAGTAGCTAGTAAGATAATGTGGTCATATTTTTATGTACGAGATCCAAAATCTTTTTACTTCGACAAAATGAATACCAAAGAACTTGAAGAAAGGTGTAATAAGTCTTTTTTTAAGTTAAAGTTTGATGATTATGTACACATTGAGAAATTGTACTTAGATCACATACTCATGGATGAAGATAAAGTAGATTACTCTATACTTAATTTAATGCAAAAAATACTTATTGAGCAATCAGGAGGGGCAAATGTCCAAGCACTAAAAGAAGGCAGAGAACAATTAATAGCTTTAAAGAGCAGATTGACGAAAACAGAATCTAAATATATTACGCTAGTTTTCCAGGGAGATGACAAACAGCAACCTGGACTTTTGGCGGCAACAAAATTAGCTTAATGAAGTATAGGGAGCCAAGATATTTTAAATTATTTGATTTTGAACTAAATAGTATAGAGGAATTTATACAAGATACACATCCTGAAATAAATCCTGTTTTAGAAGAAAAAAGATATAGAGACTACTGGAACGGTGTTTTAGAGAAAACAATGGTTGGTATGTGGGGTAGAGACTATGACAAAAAGAAAAATATAGGAGGATATAGGTATATGTCAAACGACCTATATCATTACCGTAATATTTTCTATATTGTAAAAGAAGAACCAAATCAGCCAATTAGAATAGAGCATCCGACATTAAGAGATGTAGATTGGTTTATTACTTATAACTTCATGGTAATGGAAGGCTTTTCAGGTTTTTCAGGAGATAAAAAATATACATCAAACTTACTGGCTAAAAATTATAGTTCCTACAAAGACATGGAAGGATATGACAAAATATTCTTTGACATGCATGCTGACGATCTTCTTGACAAATATGGTAAGATTAAAGAATATGTAGATCCAAGAGAATATCTATATAAAACGCATAAAGAGCCACTAGATAACCCACTATATCACAATGAGAATAAAAACCTTGTATGGTTTGCAACGAGACGTTTTGGTAAATCATATCATCTACTTAATAAAAACCAAAGGGGATTTGTAACAAATAACGCTACAAGCCTTGAACAGTATTACAAGAGAGACACCACGTTTGTAGGAATATTTGGATCTTGGGATTCTTTTTATGTTGATGAACATTACACAAAATTCCTTACAAGCTACAATATGTTAAAAGACCTTGGCGCTTATAGAAAAGACGGAATACATAAAAACGGAGCATTATGGACAAGGCTTTTTGGCGGTAAGAAAGTAGGTGACTTTATCACGAATAGAGGTAAAGCGAGAGGTGGTGCGTATGACATAGGTAATGGTTCGCAGTTGCATAAATTGACATTTGGAGAAAACGTAGCAAAGGCAGTAGGGGTAGCGAGTAACTTTGCCATGATGGATGAATTAGGGGAATGGTTAGATCCTTATGGAGTTTGGAAAGCCACAGAACCAACACAGAAAAGAGAGACTAAATTTGCTTCACAGGTGTATGCAGGTACTGGTGGACAGGTTACTAAAGTAATGAAGTCTATGGAATTATTTAAAAACCCAGGAAAAATAAATGCTTTAGGATTTCCTGATTTATGCGATCCTACAAATAAAAACGAAATTGGTTTATTTACAAATGACATATATCGTAGAGATATCTTCAGAAATGAATTAGGCAATACAGATACAGTAAATTCATATAAACAATGCTGTAAAGAAAGGCGAGACGAATATAATAAAGGACTAGAAGACTACATAACACATATTACAGGATTCCCATTAGAATATAAAGATATATTCATGCAGTCATCTAGTGGTATAATACCAGTGGATAGGGCATCGGAGAGATTAAACACACTGAAAGGAACGCCAATAAATAAAAGAGAAACAACCTATGATATAGGTAGATTTAAAAGAGACAAAGAAACCAATGAAGTAGGGTTTTATAGAGAAAAAAACATACTACCTATCCACTGCCTTGATGACCTTAAAAAGATGACCGAAGAGCAGAAAAAAGGGATAATACTAATGTACGAACCTCCTGAAAAAGGAGCAAAATATTTAACTGTATATGACCCTGTAAAAGATCTTGCGGGTACTTCAATGTGTGTAGTGGCAACTTTCAAAATATATGGATTAGGAAAAGGTATAAGAATGAATATTGTATGTGAATCAATATTTAGATTTGTACTACCTAAAGACAATGATGACGTAGCTATAAATATGGCATTGTATTATGGAAGTAAATTAGCGCCAGAGGTAAACCTTCCACATATATTAACTTATACTAAAGAGATTGGTTTATATGATTTGTTAGAAAACAATCCAAGCTTAGCAATAGGTAAATTAATTATAAACGCTCAAAAGAAAACTGAGAAAGGCGTGTATATGCTACCACATATGAAAGAGAAAACGCCTAACGTTATAACAAAAGTTTTAGTAGCTTCGGTTGACACAAAAGAGAACGAAGACGGTAGTAAAGAAGAAATTTGGATGGTGGACGAAATACCATCTGAATTCCTTTTGGAAGAAATAATATATTGGAGTTTAGAAAATAACTTCGATTATGTTTCAGTTTTATATATCTTTGCACTGTATATGGAAGAATATGCGATAAGGAAAATGTTAGACGAACCAAAAGAAGGTAATGATCTCTTGAAACAAGTGTATGAAGGCATTAAGCAGGAGATCAAAGATTTTGAACACGAAATATATACGTACTGATGGCTAGTCCGAGCAATTATTTTATAGACGAGAAGCTTCCAGGCTCCGTCCACGAGTTGACAAAATTTGTATATAGTACAAAGGAAAAAGGTCAACACGACAATCTTATTTTGCGTACTGTAACAGATTTGGTAGCAAACCAAAGCAGATCTGATCAAGAGCAAAAAAGGATGTTTGAAAACATGAATATCCACATGGGTAGATGGAATGATATCAAGTCTGATAGTGTAATAAATATAAGATTAGATGAAAAAACATCCATTTCTTATGGTAGAGACAAAGTTCATAACTTCCCGTATCTTAACTTAGTTACAGGAGGAATTGCTAGTGATTTTAAGAACAAACCGAAGAAAGAAAAGATAATTGATCATTCCAAAAATGCTATGTTATCTCGAAAAGAGAGACAGAAGGCTGTTATAAAAAATAAACTTCAAGAGATATTTGTAAAACCACTTGTAGCGCAGG